TACAAGAGTAACAGTTGGTGCTGTTGCATAACCAGATCCTTGATTTGTCACATTAATTTTAATAACAGTTCCATATGGCGAGCGAGTTGTATTTGTAGTAAATGATTTAAGAGATTCAAACGCATCCACTGCTGCAATTCCAGTATCAATCCTTTCAGAAGCATACTGGAACAATTCAACTTGTAGTTTATAAACATATAGTTTACCAAGTTGATAAAAAGGATCTTGATGAGTTACAAACTTAATCTCAAACAATCCCTTTGTTAATGGAAAGTAAATTAAATCTCCCTCGTTTGGACGATTTGGTAAAGTAGTTTGACCATAGCGACCAACCAATTGATCCCATCTACGACGAGCAACTACCAGTGTAGCTGACTGTTCCATCATTAAACCAAACTTTTGAATAAATGCTCCTTGTCCTGCAAGAGAGTCTACATTTTCAAAATACATTTCGATTGGAAATGATGATGTGAATTGAGACAGACGATCCTCACCAAGAATCTCATCTTTAGAAACTAATGTTCTTGGAATGTAGAAAAACTCATTACCGTAAATCTTTAAAGATTCGATAATCAGGTCTTCTACCAAATACTGTTCGTTTCTCGTACCATGAGAAAAATAAACATTAGTTGTTGACATATTAACCTATGAAAAAGTCTAGTGGTGCAGATTTATTTTGTAAAGTCTCTTCCAGTTCTTTAACTTCATTGACTGCTTCATCATATAGTTTATCACCATCTAATGTAACACCACCTGGAAGTTGAATGCCAGAAAACTTTTTAATATTTGTTGCCCATTGTTTCTTAAACAATGCAGTGACATAATGTTTTAACCATGCCTCATTCCAAACCTTAGTAAACTCTGCTGGATCTAAAGCACGATATCCTTGAACAATAACATAGTCACCAAGAGGGATATCTGTTTCCCAGTTAATATCTAAGTAAACTCTGTTTGTTCTACGATTAAAACGGAAAGAAGTATGACCATTTAATTCTAAATCTAACAGAGCCAAATGACTCATTACAGTTTTGTAATAAATGATAGAAGTAGATGTTAAGTCATATAGATCATTCAAACGCAATTGATACTGTAAATCAAAAATATTCTTAGATGACGACGCTTGACCTATGGCTAGAATTTTAGTGACACCATATACTAAATCACTAACTTCAATATACTTGTTATCGTATTCTCGTTTTGTAATAGAAACTGTAGTGGCTGATTGACCAGAAGAAGCACCAGCAATCGCTTCGCCTGCAGTAAATGTTCCAACAATATTTTTAACTAGTAGCAAAGTTCCAGAAGAAGAACGATTTGTTTCTTTGACTACTGTTGCTGTTGCTCCAGAAGAAGCACCTGTAATTGTTTCGGATAGTTGATAATTACCAGCAACAGATGTAGTTAAAACAATTTCAGAAGCACGAATTGCAGCCTTCATGTAAATCTGTTCAACACCATCATAGTGATATTTTCTCCAGTGCTCTAATGCTTCATCAATACGATCTTCTAATTGATCATCGTCCACATTAATTTCAACCACAGGCGCACCAAGTGCACGAAGAGCATACTGTTTTAATCCATCTCTTGTAGAAACAGCCATATTAGCCTACCTTCTTTTGCAATTCTTCAATCATAATCTGTTGTTCTTTGATTGCTTGAATTAGTAATGGAACAAGTTTTTCGTAGTGAACTGTTTTATAGTTTTCACCAGAGCGAGATATCTCTACACCTTCTTGCAATTGCATAATATCAAATGGTGCTGGAGAAACAATCTGTGGTAATACTTTCTCAACATCTTGAGCAATAACACCGACTTGTTCTTTTTCTGTAGAGTAACCAAAAGACTCTGCTAATTCATTAGCACGGAAAGTTACACCACGAAGTTGCATTACTTTGTCCAGAGCACCAGAAATTTCTGTAATATCTGTTTTTAATCGTTCATCTGAGTAGTAAGAGGTAATTGCATTAGTAGCACGAATTTCACCAGTTGTATTAGATCCAGCAGTACCAACACCAATAGATTTAAACTGACCATTAGTGCTAGAAGCAGTTAGAGTTGGATTGTTTAGTGTTAGTGTTCCTGTTGCAGCACCAATCGCTATTGTTGTTGCAGCACCAAATGCGTTTACTGTTGTGGAAGTAGTATTCCATAAGTTTACTGTAGTCTGAGAACCTACAACAGTTGGGTTATTTAGAGTTAATGTACCAGAATTAGCACCAACACCAATAGTTGTACCAGCACCAAATGCATTAACAGTAGTAGCAGTTGCATTAAAGACATTCTGAGTTGTTTGTGTGCCAACTATCGTACCAGTGTAATCTTTAAGATTTGTTCTATTCCACTGACCAACTTGTGTAGCTGATGTTCCGTTAGACGCTTCAGCATAAAAGTCTAAGTCACCATTAGAATTACCAGCAGAAGTTTCTGCCTGAATATATGTATAACCATCAACTGATTTAACACCACCAAGAGATGCCCATGCTGATGCAGCATATCCTTCAAAAGAAGAAATTTCTGAATTATAACGAATCATACCAGTAGCAGGAGTTCCTGGTCTTGCTGCAGTATTTCCTACTGGAATCAGCCAGTAATTAGTGTTAGAAGCAATTAATGGTTTATTAAAATTCCAAGAGTCTGTAGCTGAAGTATAAAGAATAGTAGCGGATGCACCATCAACTGTAAGACCAGCACCATTCGCTGCAGCTGCATTTGCTGCACCTTTAGCAACAGTAATGTTAATATCGTCAACATCTAATGTTGTAGAATTTATTGTAGTTGTTGTACCATTAACTGTTAAATCTCCAGAAACAACTAAATCTTTATTAACTGTAACTGTGCCACCATCGCCATCACCAAGATTAATATTTGTAGTTGAACCAGCTGCACCACCAGTACCAATGTTAATAGTTTTAGTATTACCAGAACCTACAGCACCAGTAGAAATATTTGTAGTAGAAGAAGCAGTGCTACCATAACCTAATGTTAAAGTAGTTGCACCAGCAAATGCCACTGGAGCAGTCGATGTAGCAAAGAAAGAAGTCGCACCACTAGTAGCATCAATTGCTGTTAAACCAGCCAAAGAAGTTGAAGTATCACCAAAAGAAACAGTTGTGCTACCGATAGTAATATTACCTGCAGCAAACTCAGGTGCAGTAGAAGCACCAGTTGATTTTAAGAATGTACCAGCTGCACCAGCAGCAACGAAAGTGGTTTGATTTGTATCTAATTGAATAATAAGATTACCAGCAGAACCACCAGCAATATTAGTTGCTGTCGTAGCAACAGTAGCAGTACCAACAACTAGCGAAGATTGAGCAGTCCAAGTTGGCGCAGATGCTCCAGCAGAAGTTAATACTTGACCAGAAGTACCAGCTGCACTAATGGCAAGAGCAGATGCTCCTGAATAAATAACACCACCAGCCACAGCAGTAAGATTAGCATTAGTACCACCATATGCTAATCCAACAGCAGTACCTTGCCACACAGAATTGCTAGACAGTGTTTTATTTGTTAGTGTCTGAGTTCCAGCATTAATAGTTACAACTGAACCACCACCTGCGGTAGATCCGTCATGTAGTCTTAGCGTTTTAACTTCGGTGTCATAAGTGATTTCACCAATAGCACCAGTAAACGCATTGTTTTGGGTAGTTGTTCCTCGTCTAAACTGTACTTGGGTTGCCATTTAAAATTTCCTCTAATTTTGTATATTTATGCTTGTGCTTCTGACCAGAATAAGTTTAAGTTAACTTCAGCAGCAGATGCAGAAAGATTGTTAATAACAACTGCCAAGACATCGGGACCATCTGGGAAGTTACTAAAGCCACCAATAGCAGAGTTAGATAGTTCTTTAAGAGTTGACAAGTCAATCTCAGCAAAGCCAGCTGGTGGACCAAGTGTGGAGAAAATCTGCTCTCCAGGAGTTGCAGTTGTAGTATTACTTGTAGAAATCTGAGCAAATGATGGTTGTGAACCTAATGCCACAGTATTAACTGATGACCAAGTTAGTGATGACGCATCAATATTTCCTGGATTTAAGATACCATAAACTTGCACAGCTTGATTTGATTGTAGTTGTAGCTTTTGTAGTAGTAACTGCGAACGATTAATTAAGTCTCGATCACCAAATTGTCCTGCGATAGAATTTGAAACTGATGGTGCAAGTCTAATAAAGAATGCTGTTTTTGAAGCATTACCACTAACAGCAACTTTTAATTCTGCATAGTTAAAGTAGTAACCACGATCTGTATCAAATCCACCATCTAAGATGTATGATGATCCCCAGTGATTTAACTGTGGTGCTGCAGTGCAACTAATTAAAGTTACAGAAGTAAATCCATTATTTTTACTGTGTGTGGTTGCAGTACTGCCAGTAAATGTTCTATTGGCTCCACCAATAAACATTGTAAAACTACCACCACGAGTACAACCAGTTAGTGTATTTCCACTCTTACCAGTATAAGGAATAACTTCATTGCCAATTAATACTGTACCACCTGCAGCTGGAAATCTAGAAGCATCGAGTATATCAATGCTTGTTTCGCTATTATCTAAATCTTCATCTAGACGACCAATTACAGATTCGTTAATTGTTTGATAACGAACTGCAGTGTTACCTGTACGCATGTATGCTTCGTCATTAATATTATTTTGTTTCATACGATGAACAAGAATCATATTACCATCTGGTCCACGACACATAAAGTCAACAAATCCTGCACCATACCATGAGAATGAAATTCCCAACATTTGCATTTTGTTGAGATTCATATTGTAACCTGAAATACCAGTGCCATCTACTTTGTCAATATTAAATTGAGATTGTGGTACACGATTATCAATAACAGCTGCCATCTTAATACCAGATGAATTATTGACACCACGATATTCTGGATTAATAGTTAGTGCAGTATCACTGGCAATACTACCAACTTTATAAGTCATACCACGAATAATAACATTATCACCAACCTTTAATTGTTGTGTAAAACGAGTGTTTGTTCCAGAAACTGTTTGAGAAGATGCAGTTACTGCAATAAAACCAGAAAGTTGGAATGTGCCAGATCTTTTAACAACTGCCAACTCTTGTCCATCATATTCCCAGAATAATCCGTTTTGATCATCAAATGGACCAACACGAACAGATGCTCCATGCCAATTCTTGACTGTCACACGAGGAATATTTGTAATAACTGCACTGGCAGAACCTAGTGCACCAGATGCGATAACTGTAAAGGTATTTTCTCCAGTAATTGTATTAACACCATATGTTCCATTATATCCAGAAGTAACAACACCTGAAATAAGTACAGTTGCACCAACTTGTAGTGAGTGGTCTAATTCTGTAGTTACAGTAATTAAAGCACCTGCAGAAGTTCCAGATGCAGAAATTTGATCAAGGTTAATAACAGGATTTAAAGAAACACCTGAAGACCAAAGAACACCTTTACCTGATTGATAACGCATGTACTTTTTAGTCTGGCGAGAAATTGAAGCACCATGAGATGGTACAAAGTTAGATAATGTAACACCACCATCAAATGGGCGATGTAATACATAAGCATCTGAACGAGTAAACATTGACATAGTAATACCTGCAGAAGCGACTGCACCACCAACACGAGCGGTAAATGTAAATGATGTAGCACTTGGAACTGTTTCTGCAAGGAAGTTACCAGTTAGTAGTGAGTGATTTGTTCCAGCAGAAGATACAATACCAACTAGTGGAGCACCTGGAACCAGACCATGATTGGCAGAACAAGTTACTGTTATGACAGATGGATTTGCTTCATTAGATGACACTGAAGAAATTGGTAGTGAAGAACCAGTATAAAAACCACCACGACGAGCATATGTAATACCAGTGAATAAAGACAATGCATTTGTACCAACAATACCTTTAGCAAAATATGTAAAAGTAGTTGATGTTGGAACACTGGCAACAACAAACGCACCTTCGGCACGACCAGATGTGCTGGTATTACCAAGACCGTAAATAATAACAGCGTCATTAACAGACAGTCCATGTGCAACAGAAGTTGTTACGGTAATTGTTGATGGTGAAGCACCATTGGTTGTTACTCCAGACAAGAAAATATCAAGTCCAGGTTTTTCATAAATTCCAGGAACTCCACGAATTTCTGCATAGTTTTGCCACTTTGTTGTTTGTAAACCATATTCAAAGTCAGCATCAATTAGTGACTGAGGATTTGAAATACGAATTCTTTCAATAGCGTCAACACCAAACGCATATGGGCGAATAATGTTACCTTGTTGTTTTGGTGCATCTGTATAAACTGCTATCTTATGAGTAGATAGCATTGAGGATGTATCTTTAGCCAGTGTTACAGTTGTAACACCATCTTGTTCTGAATAAAATGTTGTTGTATCAGTAGAATCATAAACAAGAGAACCAGAACGAGTAGGATCGCCAAGAGCATAAATGTTCTCTTGTGTAGTTTTATTAGTAATAATTAATAGTTGAGTTTCATCAACTTTACCTGGAAATTTTACTGTACCAGCATTTGCTGCTCCAGGTGTAAAGACATATTTTTCAATCAGTTGGCGAGCCATTTATGATCCTTTAGAATCCGAAAATAATTGCATAAGAAATGTAGTCTGCTTTAACAGACTGATCAAGATTA